AGCACATACTGTGCTCTCTATCTGCGCGAACGCAGGGTCTCTTTGAGACTCTCCTAATACTACTGGAGGAAACCTATGGCTGTAACAAATGAAACTTCTTATGAAAACCGCGTAACCCAGTCAATAACTGGACGTTGCGGGGATTCACAGACAGAGTCATCTGTTGCCGTTCGTTACTTCTACGAGTATTCGCGTGATCATCCCGGTAGAACCCGGCCCTCCGACCTCATTGCTAACCCAACTTTCTTAGGTTATCAACGTAGATTGTGGGCCGATGCAGGAAAAGAAACCTCTCCAACAGTTCTTACTTGGAACTATTGTGATTGGCCTCCTATACCTGCCTCAAAAGATAAAAAGATTGTAAGCTATGCTTACCCTCTTATTACTTCTGAGTATGGTTCTGCGGTACCTGGTCCGTGGGAAGTCAAAATCCGTCTGAAGATAAAAGATCAGATGGTTAATTTAGCTTCCTACATTGCCGAATATCGGGAAACCGCTAACATGTTTAAAATGTTCGCGACTACCGCTCATTCCGCATACCAAGCCCTTCGAGGTAGATCAGGACGCCGTAACAGGCGTCTCAATCTTTGTAATGTCGCTGCTGGGGAATTACTTGCCCAGTACGGCATTAGGCCTCTTATGAATGACTTGGCGGACAGCGTTTTAGCGTTTAATGAAGCTTATGCTAGACCGTTGAGGATTCGTGTAGCTACCACAACCAGAAATGACCAAACCGGTTCCAATGATTATTGGGATTGGACTTGGACACAATCTGATCGTGCTATAGCTTACGTAACCTTTACGCCTGGCGTATCTAGCTTCACTGCTGGCAATCTCGCAGAGATCGCTTGGGAAGCTATACCCTTTTCCTTTATTGCGGATTGGGGTATACCTATAGGTGACTATCTATCATCTCTTGACGCCCTTAATGGGGTTACAGGAGTTAATATGACTGTCACCACCAAGAAACTCTATGAGGCTACGCAGCATTCGCCTTATAACGCTGGATATACACTTGATGAGCCTGGTTCAGTTTCGTCTGAATACCATGCTCGGGCAGTGTATACCTCTGTACCTATGCCACGGGTGCCCCGATGGCAGCCTAGCTTGTCTTATCAGCGCATTATCAACGCTGTAAGTCTGCTGACTGTCCTCAATAGTAGATGCCGCTAACATTCTGTTGGCGTTACGGATAATCCGGTCTACTATGTCACATAAGTGACGAACGGTGTGGCGTTTCCACAATTTTCTACTCTAAAAAGGAGATGAGCTATGCCTAGTGCAAGTTCAATTACACTGGCTGATGGCCAGGCAACCCCCGTGAATCATACTTTTGATCCACTTTCTGTTACACCTTCACAATCGCTCTTGGTTGATAAGTCTTCTGTGACTTCTGGTGGAATGAACCAACTTATCGTTGGTTTAGACCCCTCGAAGTCCAGTCGACGTACCAATCGAGTCTCAATTCGGTTTAATATGCCGATTGAACAGACTGTATCTGGTGTTACAGAGGTTGCGTACACTGCCCGTTTTAGCGCAGATGTCATTCTTCCCGATCAAATGACGCAAGCAGAACGAGATGACATGGGTGCATTTATCAAAAATGCTCTCAGTGATTCCGTGGTGAATGCGATCATTACCGATCTGGATCCATTGTATTAATTACAATGAACGACAACTGTTGGGATAGCATTAAGAAGTTTCTTATGCTTTTATCCATGATTATATTGTGGATAAAGAAATTATTTTCTTCCCGTTGCTAAAAAGGAAAATTGCCATGTCTAAACGTTTTTCGATAGACAATAGTTCTGCGCTTAACGTAGAACTAAGTACCGCACAAGCCCTTTGCGAAATCGTGGATTCTCCACGAGCTCTCATGGTGTCGCTCCTGATTAAATACAAGGAGTTTCAGCAGATTGTAGATCTCGATATCGACCCCCAGTTATATGAGGACCCTCAGCATTTCGCTGATGATTACCTCGTAACTGAGTGTCTTAAGAAATCTCCCAATCTGCCTCTTGACATCGATAAGAGTCAAAAGGCTCGAACCGCGTTTTTCGCGGCCGAGGCCTGTTGTAAGGAAACGAACGACCGCTTCTGTCAACCTACTCGAGAGTTTTCTCCCGAAGTTGAAGAAGCGCAAAGTTGGATCCTACGCATACTTGGTCCCTTAGTGAAAAATGATCTTCAATATATCGAAGACCATTTCCGCTTCGGCCCAGGTGCAACAACAGGTGTGCGAGGCAGTGGTAGTGTACTGTCAGATAAATATGATGAAGAAATTCATCTGACCCCTAGCCTATATCCTTTTTATCGCTCTACTTTGGGCGATCGTTGGTGGGATTCTCAAAAGAATCCCGTCATCGTAGAAGGTAATAGGTTTACTACTGTTCCGAAAAATGCTAAAACGGACCGCGGTATTTGCATCGAACCAACGTTGAACATTTATGGTCAACTAGGGATCGGTGCTTGTATCCGCAAGAAGTTGAAGCACTTTGGGATCAATCTCAATACCCAAGATAACAATCGTTCCCTAGCTAAGAGAGCCTATAGTCACAAATTGTGTACGATAGATCTTTCTTCAGCTAGTGACATGATATCATGGAGTATTGTCATGAAGCTCCTTCCCCCCCGATGGTTTGAGCTCCTGGATACATTCAGGAGTCCATATACCTTAATCGATGGGGTCCCTGTAGAATTAGAGAAATTCAGTTCTATGGGGAATGGTTACACATTTGAACTCGAATCGTTGATATTCTCAGCGGTTGCGTTCGCCTGCGTACCAAAGAAGCTCCATGAGTTTGTTAGCGTCTACGGCGATGATATAATATTACCGCAGGCATATGCTACCAAACTGATTGATACACTGGAGTTCTTAGGCTTCAGTGTGAACAAACAAAAAAGTTTCTTGGCAGGAAACTTCTTTGAATCATGCGGGTCGGATTGGTTTCGAGAGAAACCCGTCCGTCCCTTCTACTTACGCTTTTCCACGGGTAGTAATATCCCGCCTTGTGTTCAAGCATCCAATGCATTACGCCTCTATGCTAATCGCATATGTGGCGGTTTTGCTTGTGATGTTAGATTCAAGGACTTGTGGGTTGCTTTATATAAAGCCTCCCCAAGTGATTGGCGTCAATGCAAAGTTCCTCCAACTTTCGGGGATACAGGAATCATCGTTTCTTATGATGAATCCTATTTTCCGAAAGCTCGAGGTTGTATTGAAGGTAGAATAGTGCGTCATAAAGTCTTTAAACCCATAAAACGTCGTAAGACGTCTTTTGGGAGACTCCTTGCCGCCCTAGCATGCCCGGTGCCTGAGATATCAAGCAGAGGCTTTGAGCCTCGACGTGGTTATCTCCGGAAACCGGTTACTAAGAGGGCCATAGTTTCATCTTGGCCCAGGGGTTTCGATTGGGGCTAAATGCCCCATTCGAACTTCGCTAACATTTGTTAGCTGGATGAGAGGATTCTTTCTC